TTGCTTTTGCTAGTTTGTTTGCCCAAATCATATCATCCAAACTAACATCTTCATCACTAATAATTTTTTCACAAATTGATTCTAGCCGAAGGCGATAAGCAGTCGATAGCATATCATTTATTCATACGGTGTATTTAGATAAAAAAAGGACCCCCTAGGGGATCCTCTGCCTCTGGGATTATTTTTTATTTCCCCAAGTACTTGTTTGAGAATGACAATTGGGACAAAGAAACCTTAGGTTCTCCATTCTATTATCATTAGGAACTCCATTGATGTGATCTAGTTGAAGTGAGATGGGGTTCCCATTCCAATCTTTTATACCACACTTGCTACATTTATATTCAAGAATTCCTTCTTTAATAATCTTGTTGCGAAGAGTTCCCCTATCATAAGAAGAGTTTTCGCAGAATATCTCCTCAAAAGTATAGGGAATTGTTCCCCTATTTCTTTTTTTAAATTGAGGAACTATTCCATAATGTTCAAAGTCTTTTCTCAAAGTAGAATAAGTATTACTACTTTTATTAAGACCTAGTTTTCTTACGACCTCTGCCATAGATTGAGAACCATCAACTGCTTTTAAAAGTTCATCTTTGGTTCTCATTCGATTAGCACATATACACTTCCTATTTAGGGAAGTGTATTCCTCCACACGGACAGGAATATTTAGACATAAAAAAAGAGACCCCCGAAGAGGTCTCTTGGTCCTTATGGAACCGATATCACATCAAGTTTGTGACCTTGACGCGACGATAGTAGCGGTTAGCAGAAGGATTAAGGTTACCGAGACCCTGGTTGGTTCCCTCAGCGAAGGGGTTAGCGACGAGACCATAACGGGTCTTGAAGCCAATCTTGGGCTGGAAGGTGTTCTCACCAACGGCGCGAACCATTTGGAGAGGAACGTAAGGACAGTAGAACAGACCAGCGTCATAAGGGGAAGAACCCTTGTAACCTACGACGTAATACTGGTTAGCAGAAACGTTAGCAGAATATGGGTCAATGTAGACTCTGTACTTGCCATTGATGGTGCCAGCAAAGGTGTTGCCGGTGTCATCGACGTTGAGGTTTGCGTTGAGCGCAGGGGTGTAATCGAGCACACCAGCCATGGTCAGAGCAGACGCAACGTCAGCACTGGTCAAGATGATGTTACCCTTTCCGCGACGAGTTCTTTGTGCGATTGCGTTAGCATCGCGCTCGATTTGGAAAAGAAGACCCTTGAACTTCTCAACAGACCAACGACCGTTGGAGTCAACGTCAAGGTTGAACTCACCAGCGACAGCGGTGTTGACGGTTGCACCCACTTCTGCGACCTTGTAGATCGAGCGGATGACTTCACGGTTGATCTCAGCAAGAATCTCAGTGGAGAGAATGTTGGCGAGTTCAGCCTCGGCGTTAAGACCATGAATTGCTTTAAGGTCTTGTGCCAGTTCCAAGGAATACTCTGCTTTCAGAGCACGTGATCTGGCGGTAACGGTGACTTTCTCGATCGAGAATGCCATTTCGTTGAAAGCAGTAGCACCAGCTTGGGTGCTAAGTGCTTCTGCATCGGCGGTGCCCATGCCCTGACCAGTGTTGTAAGTGGCGGAAGAACCGGCAGATACAGGGTTAAGAGCGGAAGGGTTGCTGCCAGACTGTGAAGTAGTACCGAAACCGGCGGCTACGTCAGAGAAGTAGTCTGCATTGCCGAAGCCATGATTCTGACCGGAGAATGCGGTATCAGCTTCGTTGAAGAGTGCCTCAGCGCCATCCATGCCTGGTGTGCCAGGAGCGGCATAGCGGGAGCGCATTGCGAAGATCAGTCCAGTAGGACCATTCATCGGTTGAACGCCTGCAAGGTCATATGCGACCAGGTTAGGCATTGCGCGTCTGATCAAAGAGATCAGAACGGGGTCGAAACCAGCAACAGGACCAGCGGCGGTAGCGTCGGCGCTGAAACCAGCGGCAGAGGTGCTGCTGTTGGTGTTGATTGATGGTGTTTCCATCAGGGACTGGCCCGATGAGAACGCTTGCTCCTCTTTGAGGAATTTTTCTTGGTTTTCGAGTAGAACTGCGGTTACGCTTCTTCTATGACTGTCGGCAATACCACCGTCATGGTCAAGAAGGGGCTTCCACTTTTCTACCAGATGCTCGGATTGGAACATTGGTTTTACCTAAAAGTTAAAAGTTTAAATTAATGTTAAATTCACTTAGTATTCATCTTGCTGAGAATATCCAAGTAAGAGGTCATACCAGCAGCACTAGGTGCATCGGTGTGATCTACACCCTCAGAAATTGTATCAGCGGATGATTGAGGTACTGACTTAGTTTCAGAGAAATAAGATTCTCTCAGGGTGGTCAGTTTCTCTTTGAACGATTCTTCACTTTCAAACTCTACACCTTCGGCAAGCGAGGCAAGCTTTTCTTTCTGGGTCTGTGCAAGACCTTCGGATACATCGCCAAGGATACTGGTTGCAACAGACTCACCGAGTCTCTTATTTAAACCAATGTTCTTTTCGATTTGCTCGTTGAGTTTAGTCTCCATGTCATCTAACTTGTCTGTCATTGCAGACAGGACATCATATTTTTCCTCAGGGATTGATACATAATGTTCTTCAAATAGTGACTTCATACCTTCCATGAAGGATTCAGTCATTTCAGTTTTAAGGCCACGTTCAACAGCCAGTTCATTCTCTTGGAGCCACTCATCAGCGACATATTCCAAGTATGAATCAACACGCTCTTGAAGTTCAACCTTCATTTCTTCGACTTCTTCGTCAAGTGCAACAGAATATTGTGCTTCTAATTGCTCTTTAACGTCAGAAATTTTGGATTTCAGTGCAGCTTCAAAGATGGTCTTTGCCTTTTCTCTGAATTCCTCGGAGAGTTCTTCACCACCGAGGAGAGCATTAACGTCTTCTTCAACGTCAATAGCATCTTCGACGAGTTCATCTTCAACCTCTTCGGTCTCAGCAAGAACTTCTTCGTCTTGGTAATCTTCTTCTTCTTTTTTCATTGTAGGAGTAGAATCTGCTTTACCAGCACCTTTGTTTACAACATCGGTTACTTGCTTTAAGCTGCCACCAGGAGTTTTCAGCTTCGCTGAATCATCATCTGGTCTGTAATTCTCGGGAGTGGGACCTCCGAGATCTTCAACAGAACCTAATTGAGTTCCAGGATCCGCCATTGTTGGCATAGAATCACCCGCTTTTGCGCTTGAATTAACAGCTGTGCGGGATTGCTGTGTCTTTACTTCCATTTCTTGTAGTGATTTTCCACGTGACATTGTAGCTACTCCGTAATAAACCTGTATTGGTATTATCTTTATTTATTTATATTTAAATGTTTTGCAAGAACTGATTGAATAAATCTAATTTATTCTCATCGAGTTTTTTCTGATCAACTAAGGTGTTAATCGTTGCATATGTTTTTTGAGCATACTTCTCACGAAGAATACTGCCATCCCATACCCAATCCTTTCCTTCCATAATACCCTCAACAAAAGCATCGGGTGCAGAAGGATCAGCAACGATGTCAGCAGCAGTTGCTAACATAAAATCATCACCAACAATATTGACACCTTCACGTGTCATTTTTAATGACCCAATTCCACGAGAAGAAACGCCGAGTTTGACACCTTCTTCTACCAGAGATGTAGCAATCTTACCCATTGGGGTATTAAGGATTTTTGCCTTACCAATAAAGTTGGAACCACTCTCTCTAAGAGATACGATTTTATGTGATACTCTATCAAGATTTACGGTCGGACCTTCGGGGTGACCGAGTTCACCAAGGGCTCTACCTTTGGCAACATGATTCTCATTATATCTACCAACTTCACGACGGAGTGTCTCCATAGGATACATTCTGCCATTACGATTTTTAATGTTTCCTTGAAGGAATACACCCTCAATATACATGGATTTCTTGCCACCTCTTGATTCGACAAGAAACTCAACTGATTCGATTTCTTCTGTGATGAGTTTCATCACGCTCCTCCTGATGTTTGTACTTGATGACAATTAATAGACCCTACTCCACCGTCCGTGATTGCCGCAACCTTTAAAGAGTTTCTTACCATACAACCATTAAATGTTGCAGTGCTAGCACCACCAACAGTAGATGCGCTACTATCATGAGTAATAACAGCACGGGTAGAGAAGAATCCAGGTTGAGAAGAAGCGCCAACTAAAATTCTTTCAACTGGTTTATGTGAGAAATTTAATGTAGAAGGAGTGAGTCCAGTAACAGTAACAGTATCACCAACATTAAAAGCACAACCAGTCCCTTCTGGAAAATGAAGAGTGGTTGATGTTCCAGTATTAATCCCAACAACTGGTTGTGACTTGGGAGTGATAGATAACGTTTCTGGCATACCAGATGCCAAAAAGTAATTCGTAATAGTTGCCGTTGGATTAGTTCCAATGGCAACGTGACAATCTTTTAATGTTGCGACAATTCTAATAACATCACTCTGAACTGAGAATGCATCAGATGCTGTCGATGATCCACCTGTTACGACGGTAAATCCTGTTCCTACTGGATTGTGAGCCATTACTCGTCTTCCTCTGTTTCCGTGTCAATGTTGTCTTCACCTTCTTCGGTATCGAAGAGACCTGCCGATGCATTAGGTTTAAGATCTTCAACTCGTTCTGCTGCCTTTGCATACAGAATTTCTTTAATTTTATCTGAAACCTCAGACGGAGATTCACCACTCACCATAAGATCCATTAATTCTTCCATTGTTTAGTAATGTACTAAGACTATAAGTTATTTATATTTCTCCACCTTCGGGTGCTTCGGTCTTCTTACCTTGCTTCTCTAAATCTGGTTCTTGGGGTATTGCACCCAGTGCCGTACTACTAGAAACAGCGCCTTCTTGTGGTTGTTCTTGACCAGGTTCAAAACCATCAACAGCCATTGCTGCCTCTAATGGGTCAACAATAATACCGTCTTTGATTTCCTGATCAATCTTTGCATCCTCTTCGAGAATGTCAGCATCAGTTTGACGAATGATTTTACGTCTTACATAATCTTGTGAATAGTATTTGCCAATATAAGGTTCTGCCAGAGTTGCCAAATTAATTCTATTCTCCAAGAGTTCTGCATCTTTGAGCTCAGAGAAGTGGTTATCATAGAGGAAATCAAATTGGATGTGCTCACTCATCTTCTCCCAGTCTTCGACAGTGACAACATTTTTGAGCAGCAGTTGAGTTTTCAACATGTCCAAGAACATTGCTGAGAATCTTTTTCTTAGACGACCAACAAACTTACTAAATTTGAGTTCGTCTCTCAGAATTTCAGAAGATCTACCAAGGTTAAATCCACCATCACCCTCAATACGAGAGATGGGAACGTTAAGTGCTTTATAAAGTTTCTTCTTAAAATATTCAATATCTGTGATTTCTCCTAGGTTTTGACCACCTGGAAGAGTTGTGATTTCAGTTCCACGACCACCTTCACGACGAGGTAACCAGAAGTCCTCCATCATCGACATCATCTTTTTATCATCACGAATCTCACCTGTGTTAGCATTGTACACTAACTTGTTACGATAACGTGACATAACATCACGCAGATACTGTTCTGCCTTTACCTTGGGAAGATTGCCGACATCAATGTAGAAAATTCTACGCTCAGGTGCTCTTGATAAACGATAGATCACCAAAGAGTCCTCAATCATTCTAAGTTGATTGAGAGCTTTAATTGATTTGTGGAGATATGATAAAGTTGATCCCTTATTTCTATCAACTAATCCTGAGGTACAATAGGTGATGGAATCTTTTGAAAATTTTACACCTTTTTGATCACTAGATGCTCCCATGTTAGACATGGGTTGATTTAGTTTTGGTGTATAAACAAAGTATTCTTCCAATTCTGGAAATGCCATATCAATAGAAGACAGTTCCTGCTTCCTGACACCTATTTCTTTATTCTGTTGCTTTGCATGACGAACAAATTTCATCTTTGCTGCGTCAATATAACGAAGTTCTTTGATCCCTTCGTTTGGTGCCTTTAAGTCAATAACTTTATGGTAATATAATCTACCGTCAATATACCAGTTACGATAAATCTCGTGAGATTTTTTATCAAAATCTAAAAGATCTTTAATATTTTTAAATTCTTGTCTAATAGTTTTCTTAATTCCGTCCGAAGCATTGAGGTTTGATAGCTCAATTTCAACAGGACTATCGTTAAGATCGCTTACAACAGCTTCGTTTACAATATCTTCAATCGCACTATCCACCTCAGGGTGGAGAGCCATCTCTCTATAACGACGAATTAGATCAATTTCAGTTTTAAATGTTCCTTCAATATCAACGTAAGATCCAAAAAATCCAGACGTGACATAATGGTCATTCCCATCCTCCTGTGCGGGAGGAACGGGACTGACCACTGATTTAGATTCTTTTTCAGAATCTTCAATAGAAAAACCAAACAGTTTTGCCATTATAATATGCGTTGACTAGTATATAGTTATTTAGTTAAGTGCGCCAGGACCACCAGCGATTTCAAAGTATTGAACTTGGAATTCAACAGTGAATTCTTCAATCGTGTTCTCGGTGTCATATCCAAGAGCGATCTCAGATACAGCAGTTGGGAAGATATCGTAGAAACGATATGATCTCAGAACGTTTGCTTTGGTGGTTTGGATTCTGCCCTGACCTGCATCAGGAACAGCAGTTGTGGTTTCAATCTGACCAGATGAACCTCTACCTAACTGATAAACATAAGCATCAGTCATGTAAGAGTTTGGATTAGAAGCGCCGGTATTATTCGACAACTTACTAATACCATTCATCCACATCTCCATTGCGTGGCGAATCTTGAAATCTTCATCGTTGATGATGGTAAGAGTCCAAGGATCAAACGTTCTATCGCCAGCAACTTTCAGAGTGCGACCTCTGAAAGGAACATCGATAGATGCAACGTTGGATGCAGGAAGGTTTGCTGTTTTGCACATAAAGGATAAATCCTTCAACATCTCACCATCTTTGGTGACATATGCAGGGAACTCAGGAATCGTCACCTCAAATAGATTGGGGCGAGCACCGCCCCCTTTGAGAGTGGATTTAAAGTTCGATAGAGTTTTGATTTGCGGTGCTTCGGCCATTTGTTATTCTCCTAGAAATCTTCGTTAAGTGAGGGATTTAAGATCAGACTCTACCAGCGACTTCCTCGAAGCTAACACCAGTTCTGGTGGCAACAAATGTGAGGGAGACGTAGTTGATAGACTTGGCGGGTTTCAGGAAGATATCCGCTCTGAACTCGTTGTTGTCAATGATGTCAGGAGTGTTATTTGTTTCGTCACAAATAACGAGGAAGTCATAGATTCCTCTCTTCGCCTGAACGTCACGTAAATAAGGTTCGACAATGTTTACGAAGTTTGCTCTCGTAATTTCATCGTTGAGTTCAAACAGTTGAGCTTTCGCAGCTCCCTCTAAGGCTTGCTCCACAGTAAGGAACAGACGCCTAACGTTGATTCTATCGAACGCGGAGGCATAACCAAGGGCAGTCTTATCACCAAAGAGAAGAATACCAATACCAGGTTGGAATGAAATCGGGTTCACACGTGCCTGATAAAGTTCGTCTCTCTGATTTTGATTGGGATTGAATGCCAGTTTAACAGCATTGTTTAGTACGCCACGCTGCTGTCCAGCAGGTGAGAACCAAGGGAATGCTCTAATATTAGTACGGGTCATGAGACCAGCAACGTCACCATTCGTTGGGATATAACGGAAGGTGTTATTAAAGCGGTCATAGGTGTACTTATAACCAGAGTCAATGATGCCATAGGAGGAAGACTTAACTCCGTTGGCAAATTTCAAGATGTTTGAAGTTTGAGTGTCATCATCGATAACACCAACAACACCAGATCTGTGAGGAGAAACAACTGCAACACAGTCTTGTCTTGCTTCTGCAATGGAGATGAGTCTGTTTGCCTTAGCTTGTGACTCTTCGACACCGTTGATTGATGGACCCATGATCAGATAATCAACTTCCAACTCTTCCTTATTCTTGAAGAGATTGTAAGAAGTGATTAGATCACCCAATGTTGCTTTGTGTCCACCAGTTGCGCTGTAATCAACACCACCACTAAATGCGTAACCAACGTTACCCAAAACAGAGTAAGTGACACCCTGAGCATTTTGACCCCAGAGACCTTCACCGGTCGTAAAAGGAGTAAAGTGTGTAGAGAAACCAGTTGCTCTTGGAACAGTTCCCCAGAAGGAATCTTCGTCTTGTGATGGGTTGTACCCAGCGTATGCATATCCAGAGAAATCAGCAAGGAAGTCCTTGTACCAGATCTTCTGAGGAGCATTTACAGAGGAAACACTATCAAGTGCTTTGGACAGTGAAGAGAACTTCTCAACAATGTTACCTTGAATACCAGTTACAGCACCGTCATCATCAACGATACAGATGTTCATGCCATCGTTGTAACCTTGACGCTCAGAAACGTAGTTGTTGGATACAGGACGTGGAGCAATCGACTTCCAGAACACCGTTCCATTATCGATTGGAAGTTGTTGCTGATCATACCAGTCAACTGCTGTGACTGCATCAACACCAGCTGCATAGATGGAGGAGTTTGCAACAGCACCACTTGCGGTATTAAAGAAGAGGTTATCGTCAGATTGGAACGTGCTACCAACAGAAAGAGATGCTGCTGGATCGTTCTTAGCGTAAGAGATTTTAGTTGCAGTTGAACCAACACCAACAGCGTTAACTCTATCTGTCCACTTAACATCGAAGGAAGAGTTACTACCAGTGGAATCAGTCTTAACACCAGTAACAATACCTTTCAGGAAACCAGTGGTAATCGTAGAAATCGTACCAGCGGTGGCATCAGGAACTATCAAGTTCGTAAGACCAACGGTAACACCATAACCAACGGTGATACCCATACCAGCAAGACTGCTAGTAGTAACACCAACAGTTTGATCTGCAAAGTCATCGATGAAACAAAGTTTCAGACCATTTGCCCATTTGCCAGGAGTTTTGGCAGCGTAGTTCCAACCAGTGTCTGTCTGATAGTTCTCGCTATAATCATCATAATTTTTAATTTTTAAACTTGTATCCGCATATACATCGTTACCAGCATTAGCGTTATTGAGAGTTGCGCCATCAGTTCTTACAACTTTAAGAACACCACCGTAAGTAAGGAAAGAACTAGCACTCATCCAATATTCATATTGGGCATCAGTGCTGATCGGTTTACCGTATACTTCAATTAACTCTTGCTCGGTTTCAACAGTGTAGGCTTCATCAACTGGACCCTTTTGGAAAGGTCCGCAAATGCCACCAATATTATCTAATACATTCTCGGCTCTACCAACAGTGAGGTCAACCTCTCTAATTAGTACACCAGGAGACAATAATGCTACTGCCATTGTTTACTCCGTTAGGTCCATATTTGTCTAAGAATATTTATTGTTTTTAATGTTTTGGTGGGGGGAATTGAGACGTGAATACCTACCAATCAGGATATTTCCACTCTTTGAAGTAGTTTTGATCTATTCTATGCTTTAAAACTCTCTTTTTTGTACACTCTTTACATTCGTATGCATACGATGATGGAACAGCACCTTTATCCTTTCTAGTTCTGTAAAATCCCTCTACTAAATTCTTTATTTCTCCACAAACTTTACAAGTTCTATCATTGAGGAGGAAGTGCCCAAGACTAATTTGATCATCTAAGTCCATTACAGATAGTTCCACATATAATCAGCACCGCCTTGTGCATCACCATAGGTGCCATCAAGATGCCATCTATCACCATCAGAGTCAACAAAACTAGATTGATCGTTTATACCATCATCTAAGAATCCAAATGGTGCCATGTCTTGTTCAATCTGATCACGTTGATCTTCATATAATCTTTTACGAACATCTTGGTCTGTAAGTTCTTTGAAGTAATCTTGTGCAACTAACCATGCATAAATGACCAGACACATCGCAAGGTCATCGTTGCATCCGTCTTCTGCTTCAAAGGAATTGCTCTTTGAGATAAAGGTTGTTAGTTCACTGATAACGTTGTAATCCTTAAAGAGGATCTTATCAGCTTCGATCATGGTCTTTAAATTGAGAGACCCAACCTTCTTAACAGTCTTGGACATCTTGACTCCCAACTGAGTCTTGCTTCCAGAAAATCCTTGACCGACAACCTGACCTGCTCTACCTCTCATAGAACACATCAGTAAATTTTGATATTCTAGATCATATTGTAAAATACTTGCTACCTGATCTCCAATATCATTTACCTCACAAAGAATAAACGCTTCATTATATGCCTTTGCTGTTGCGTAAATTATATTGGGAAACAGCATAGGTTTAATATGGTTGTCTCTAAACTTTGCCACAATCTTATGTGGAAATGTTGTGATGTCTGCAATAATAAAGGCAGAGTAATCCTCTCCAACACCTCTTGCTACGTCAACTGTACAAACATAATCATGATCCTTTTCGGGATCCTCATATACATCTAAACTATTATTTGAAGTCTTAGGGACCTCATACACTAAACTTCTTAACTTTGCTGGATCAATTAGTGTATCAACAGATCCTAAGAATTCACACTCAAACTCAACCTTGAACTGTTGTTCTGATGTGTTCTTGATTGTTTGTTCACGCCACTTGGCATCTCTACCCGGTACTTCTGACCAATGGACCTGAGTAGGGATATATTCACTTTGTTCTCTTTCCGCATCATGCCACATGCGGTAGAAGTGATTCATACCCTTAGGGGTAGAAACAATAATAATTTTTGTTGACTTACCAGATGAGATAGTGGGATAAACTGAACTAAAAAAGTCGTCAGCAATATGATTCGGAACGAACGCAAATTCGTCCAAGAAAATAATATTAAAGGACATACCTCGAACGGCAGCAGCAGATGTAGATGCTGCAAGAATCTTACTACCGTTCTCTAATTCAAGACTACCTTTGTTCCATGCAAGAATACCCTGCTGCATCCACTTAGGTAAATTCTCATATGCTGTCTGCAATCTACCTAGAAGGTCTCTTGCCGTAGATGCTTTGTTTGCAAGAATACCAATATTTACGTTGTTATTGAAAACTGCATAATGCAATAAGTATGAAACAGACGTTGTAGACTTACCAGTCTGTCTTGGCATCATACAGATATTGAATCGATTCTCATGAAATCGATTGATAAGTTTCTCTTGGAAGGGCCACATCTCAAAAGGCACAAGACCTTCATCAACGTTGACAATTTTTACATATGTCTTTGCAAAGTAAACAGGATCACTTTGACACTTGATCATCTCTTGGACTTGATCCCCAGTATACTCAATCTGAGTATTTGCTTTTTTTAGATTGGGGTTACCAAGATAGATTCCATTATCCATATTAAGTCCACTTAGGGGGATTGTGAGGGCATCTTGCAAATGGAAGTCTTGTCTTAACTTCCATAAAACAATTGCAAATAGCGCACCTTTTGTATTTACCCTTTAAGTATTCACAGGATTCACAGATCTTCAATCTTTCCTGAGGAGTCATCTTTTCCATAATTTCTCAAACTAATTAAACGTTTTTCCCAAGTATCTCCGATGTCTGAACCGATCATCGGATTGACGCATGTTTCATCGCCAAGATTATTACACACTAATCCAGCCAAATCAACTTCGCTGCCAATTTTACCAGTGTGCCAATAGTGTTGACCATCTACCCACGTTGCCCCACATTTGGGGCAGGATTTCGTGTCCATACGAACTATAAAATTTTAGTATAATTCCTATTTATTTATTCGTTTGTATCAGAACGATACAATATGAGCATTTCCACTTTTTAATTAAAATTACCTTTGTTCAATCCAGTTCAATACTGCGAGTGCTTTCTTGTTAGTATTAGGTGATGCACAAGCAAGAGTGTAGATATCACTTATAGTACCAATACCACTTCTACCAATTTGTAGTTGTGACTTTTCATCAATAGGAGTTAGAGCCGATCCACCAGCAATTGTAAATCCACTAAGGATAATATTCCCACCAGTTATAGCAGTAGCACTTGTATCATATTGCATAAAGGAGTTTGGATCTGAATCATCTGTCCAATTTGCACCAGTTAATGTTGGGTTCTCAATCAATCTCCAATAGACATTAGTATTATCATTCGTTGCTGCTTGTAGAGATCTAATCAGAGCAACAGCACCTAACTGACTAGCTTTCAATCTGAGACTTATAATTGGATAGAATGTATTTGCTGCTGACATCGTAGTCCCTGTAATGGGATTAGCAATACTTTCAAGAATACCAAGTTTCTCTGGTTCACCTTCTTGAATTAGAGAGTTAGATCCTTGATACAGGTAGTGGGTGCCAGCAACACCAGTTATATTTTCAATCTCAACACGAATGGGTAAGAATGGTGTAGAACACCAAACAAAATCATTGGTATTTGAGTTCTCAAATGTATGAGACGGAATTGTCTCATTTTTCATTAACCATGCAAACTCTACAAGACCAGCACCATACCACTCATAGTTGATGGAAATCATCTGCTGTTTTGTTGGATCAGCAGTTACACCAGTATATCCATTACCATCAAACTTCTCACCGTTCCAATCGTCTCTGGTTACTCTTCTTTCAGTAACAATACCTGTCGTATTACTACGAATTACATAAGCATAAGTTCCACCATTATCCTCAAAATAAGCACCATTATTATCATCAAACAATCCAAACCTTCTACGAATACCAACT